GCGCTGCCCTGACCGGTCGCTCCGTTTACCGCCCCCACAGAATCAGAGGTTAAAATAATATCATCAGATAGCGGAAGCTTATTAATGGTACGCGTGTTTGGAACACTTATAGCAGCTTTACCTAGATACTCATCAATCTGTGCTCCAGTATATTGCGACACATAATTAGCCATCTAAATTCCTCCTTTCATTACCACGCTTTTCTCTGACTAGGTCCTGCTTCCATCAAATACGGCCCTTGTCCTGTATAAAACCAAATAAAAACTATTCGATCATTATTATAAGAATCACATATGCTTTTATTTATACTTAACTTTTGTGTGCCTATAGAACGTATTAGATCACCAGGAGGATCTATTTTCATACTAGAATACCAATAATTATTTGTAACGTCTTGAGTAAATATTCCAGTAGGAACATTAAAAACGTGCCAAAGATGTTTTGAAGTATCTTCCCATCTAGTAACAGCTTTTGTTACAGTATCTATAACCACTATACCAGAATTACACGCAAGAACTAATTGTTTTGTATTAGAATCATAGGACGAGCTGTACGCTCTAAAAATATTGCTATCAGAGTATTTTATAGGAGTAACCCATCCAGCAGAATCAGGTAAATATGCATCACGCCACGTAACATAATCGTCATTACTGAGCACTAATAATCCTTGACCGCTGGATGCAGCAATTCTTCCTGCGGTATATAAATGAATGATGGATCCACTAGCCGTTAATGTCGTTGATATGTTTGAAGTATATCCATCACCAACTCCAGACAGTACTACAGTATTTCCACTAACTGAATACACCCAGCGGGATCCTCTGTATAACGGAGCAATCATTGAATAATCTGAATCATTAAATGTTGTAAAATCTAATTTCATTCTCGATTTTACATTCCAACTAAATGTACTAGCGGCAGAAGCAAAACATTGTATTTCTTGTATTCCTTGAACACCATCAGAAAATATAAAATTAATTCTTATGCAATACCCAGAAGGTAAAGAAGAACCACTAGAAGTAGCACGATAAAAAGCGCCTAATTGAATAGAGCTGATAGCTTTTGTTTGCGGTAATAAACTATTGTCAGTCCAATAGCCCCTTAAAGAAGAGATCTGATAAGTTGTATTATCAGGTGCAACTGCATAAACGCCTATATCAGGCGGTGCACTAGTAGAAGTTCCACGGCGATATAGTACTGCCATATAAATAAAATTCATAGCAGGATCATAACAAATATCTGTTTGTAAAGTTGTAAAACCTACACTTTCAATTTCTGATCCTTTAATAGCTCCAAAAGAACTACCATATACTTTACCGCTCCAAGGAGAAGTAATAGCCATTCGTCTACTCATGCGCATAATAGCTACCTCCTCTTCTTATATAATTGAACCCGCTAAAACCCAATTATTAGTACTGGTTTTCTTTAGACAAACTATTCCATAAGTATCTGAAATGCTTCTGGCATTATTGATACTCATAAGAGTTACACCGCTTGCAGGTGAGAATATCACTTCAGCAGTATTGCTACGCCAAAATTCTATTTCAGTTCCTACAGGAATTGCTACAGAAGCATGCGTAGGAATTGTTACCGTGATTGTACCAGAAGTAGCTGCGCAAGGTACAAATTTGCCTGCAAGAGTTGTATCCAGAGTGAAGGAAGCTGTTTTAGTAGCAAAAGCTGCAGAAGCTTGTTCAGCAGTTACTTTACTATTGCTATCTAAAGAAGCAATACCATTAACAACACCTTTACCTATGAGTACAAGTAGATCTGCAAGAGTTGTAACTCCTGTGCCACCGTGTGCAACCGGCACCACATTGTTATCACCCGTGATTACAGTATTTAACAACCGAATAATGGCATTCATGGTTTCTGCATTTACTTTAGTACCTTCGGTCTCGATAATGTTCTGCAAGATAATCTGCGCGTTCGTTGCAACAACCTCGCCTGAGCTGTTTACGATATTATAGCGAGGTAATGTGTCAGCCGATCCAGGGGCTGAAGCAAGTACTTCATCAATAAAAGTATTCAAAGCCATTTAAGATTCACTCCTTTCACGAGACATGACCTGCGTAGTACGATTGTCTTCAAGATAGAATGTACCAGTAATAGGATCTCTACCAGGTAAGACACCTTCGTAAATTGTCTGAATTCCTTCAATAGTTCCCGACCATCCACCATCGAATTCTGTAACTACTTTAGTTACGATTATCGGAACATTACCAAAGTCAGTTACAATTTCAATAACATCTAAAGGCTGGATGGCAGGATCTCCAGAAAAATCTGCTGATAGTCTTTGTCTATATTGTAATATATTCGCAGTGTAATCGCTAAGTTCTTCAGCGTCAAACACGTTTGAAATGTACGCGTTATCGATTATGCAATCTTCTCCCGTACCAGTTGGATTACTATAGGTGGTAATCGGTATACTAGAAAATTCGATCTTTTTACCTGTTAAAACAACTGAAGCTGTTCCAGTACCTGTAAGTGTGATACTTACTTTGTAGGCTCCCTGGAAAGTCATGGATCCAGTAACTCCATCATCAGAAGTTACAGTTAGAGTATAATTTGTGTATGGTGTAGATGAAATGGAGTCAAAGACATACGATCCAGCTACTGACATTTCTTCTTCATAGATTGTTGTAACATCTGTTGCAACTTGCGTACGGTAAGTATTTGCATAGCAATCTTTTAATTCTGTGTCTAAAGTAATAGCTGTTTTGCTTAGTAAAATATTTTTAGAAATTCCGTAAACATTTTGCACAAATGTAGGCCGCTGAAACACTATATCTCCTGTTATAGGATCTGGAAATATAACATGTCTAGTACCTCCAACAAGTGTCTGAATTATTGAATTGCATTGATCTGTATGCAACGGAATCATTGTTGAATAGTTTTTGAAGTCATTAGGTATTGACCAAGGTTTGCTTTCTGTAGCAGTGTAATTGTTAATCCCTGAAAAGTTTAGAACAGAATTCAAAAGATCATAATACGTAGTTCCTGAAGCATTATATATGCCATTAGTGTACTCTGAGATTGCAAGATCCAAAATGAAAATACCAGAAATAGTTGCTGATAAATTTTCAGGATCAATATCCCATTGAGATAGATAATAAACACCAGCGTCTAACCACTCAGTTCCGGTAGGTAAATCAAACCCCCAGGTAACTTTAATCTTCTTATTAGTTAACAAAGACCCAACTAAGCCTGTAGGATTCTCAGGATTGAACATGTTATCCTTGTTATGAAGTACGCAGGTAAAAGTATACGAAGGTAATTGAGACATAATAGGTGAGCAGTACCACGACTGAGTTGCAGAGATAATATCTGCGTCTTCGAAGAGAACCGTGGTTATTTCGTCATAAACCTGGAATATGTCACCATCTGATGCTACGAAAATTTCTAACTCTGAGGTCAAAAATCCAGTAGGCACTGCTTTAGGTTCCCGATCCAGTAAGACTTTCAAATGCGCTGCCGGACGTATGGGTGATCGAACAGCTTCAAGCCAAGCATCCGACACATATAGCATTCAAATCACTCCCCTGTATCAATAAAGTTTACAGAACAATCCTTGTATCCAAATTGTGGATGTCCTGAACTATCAACGTTTACTGGTGTTCCGCTTCGATCACCACAATAAAATTTTCGCGTAATTGTACTCCCTTTTGCTTGATCATAATAAGTGATTTTACAAAAGAAATTGTTCTCACAAAATGCTAAAATATCTTCCCAGTCATTTGTAGACATCCAAGACCACTGTAAAAATAGCTTTACTTGATCTCGTCCTATCTTTTGTGCAATAACAGTGCCAGCAGCACTACGCCCGTTTTTCACGAGCGTAACGTGCTGCTGCTGACCTGAAGACCCAGACATATGCGGATTAGGAATACTAAGAGATGAACCACCAGTAAGGGATTTCAACACGTACATTCCTGAAGAATTATTAGGCATTGAAAGCACCTCCTGTAATTAGTTTACCTACAGATTTCTTACCACGTTCGCCGGATTTATAAACCATTGTATCCCATTCGCGACCGCCAATGATAACTTTGATTACTTGATCTCCGCCAGAGGTTTGATCTCCTCTTTGGGATTGAGCTTCCATAACACCTTGTGCAACAGCCGCCTGCATGGCAGAAATAAAGTTAGTGTTTTCAAGAGGCATTACCGTGGTGTTACCACCAAAGTCACCTACAAGTTCTGCACGACCATTTTCTCCAGCTCTGAACAAATCACCAGATGCAAATGTACCTCCGTTAGCAGCTCTCGGTACTTCCAACAGTGGAATCTTAGGAATTGAGGCTTTCCATTCAAAAGAGATCCCTAAGTATTTATCCATCCATTCAGGTGTCTCGAACTTCAAATGCTTATTAACGCGTTCGATTAAACCATTGAGAATTCTAATAATAAAGTTTACAAAGGAAACCATTATAGTTCTTCCTATATTTACAAAGGAATCAAGAATTTTTGTGACTCCCTCTAAAATATCATTAAGATCCCCAGTAACAATTCCTGCTAAAAGTTGTAAAGAACCTTCAATAAAGTCTAAAATAGCGTAAACGGTTCCTTCAACAAGATCTTTGAAACTGCCCCAAAGAGAGTCAAAAAAGAGTTTTAGATCTTTAAAAAATGGCATGAATACCCATTTTATAAAATCGATAACTGTTTTAATATCATCGATGGTTCTTGCAATGTTCTCTTTAACGCCTGAAAAAATTTCTTTTAGATATCCCCAAATATCTGAAAGGCTTTCTTTAACATTATTACGGAACTCTTCACTATTTTTCCATAGATCCCAAATTGCTGCGATTACCAGAGTAATTGCTGCAGCAACTAAAAAGAATGGCGTAGATAATACTGAGCCTAATCCAGCTAATTTAGGAGCAATACCCGATACAAATTTAGTAATAGCACCTGTTATAAGAGAGCCTAATTTTGCAAGTAAAGGACCGATAACTGCCCATAAAAGCTTACCCAAAGCTCTGAAAGGTGTTAACATTAACGTAATACCCTTAGATAACAGCCAGCCTACCCATCCAGCAACAAAGATAGCTGCAAGCTTTTCTCCTGGGGATGCCTGGGTCCACCATTCAGCTAGCATCCCTGGAACTTGTTTTAACCCTTCTAGCATATCTTGGAAATTCCAAGTCCAGGTAATCTCACCTGTCGCTTCATTGATCTGTTTAGTAAATCCTAGGATCTCCATAATACGATCCCGGATATCATTAGCTTTCATTCTGACGGAATCCATCAAATTATCGTACTCTTTCATAGCAGCGATAATTCTAGGATCCATTTCACCTAGATCAATACCACCCATGCCAACGCCTAAATCAGTATCATCTATTAAGATATTAAGTTCATCAAAAGGCGCTTGCAGCTTTTTCATCTCGGCTACTGTTTCGCTTGTAGCATCTGCCATGTCCCACATGCCATTAGCTGCATCTTTCACAGTACCTTCAAACACGATGTCCTGATATCCTAACAAATTGGCAAGCAATTCAATAATGGACCTTAAAGCCATTATAAAGCCATTCAAATATGGTAAGATCTTTGCAAGAGCGTTTACAAACAAATTACCTATTGCTCTAGATAACCTGGTAAGCTGTTCTTGCATGATCCGCAACTGGTTCGCAGGTGACTCGATCGTGTTTGCAAAGTCTCCCATTGCAGCTTTCATCTGTTTCATAACCGCAATGTAACGCAAACCTACTTTATTAGCTTCAGACATATTACGGACAGATTCAGTAATACCTAACGCCATAGCTTCCTGTTCGAGTCTTGCAACAGTAAGCACGATACCGATATCTCTAAGAGGCTTAGGTAATCCTACTAACCCAGCTCGAAGCTTTTCAACAGCATCTGCAACAGGAAGCTCATATAGAGAAGCTATATCAACAGCTGCTTTGGTGAAGTTCTTTGCAAGTAAGTCAGCTTGCTCATTTGCTAGCCCTATTGAACTAGCCAACAATCGAAAAACACCTGTAGTTTTAATTAATGTGGATGAATCTAGTCCTAAGGCCTCCGACATTTTATTTATAAATCGGGTCATTTCGTCGGCAGAATCACCAACCGCAACCCGAAATAGATTTAACCGTTCAATATATGAAATACTTTCTTTTATGGAGTCAGAAAGATATTTACCAATTCTATTAGCCATTAAAGCCTTAAAAGCTTTTCTAAGACCAGAAACAGCTGATTTAACTTCAGAAAAAGCATCTGACATCTTAGAAGAACCTGAAGAAGTACTTTTAGATGTTTTTTCTGTTTGCTCTCCAACTTCTTTAATGGCTATTTGTGCTTCTTGCGCTGCTGCAACTACGCCGCTAGCGTCACCTGTAAATACAGTTGAAAGTTCCTGGGAATCACCAGGTACCATAGCATTATCTGCCATTATTCATACCTCCCAACACGTGTTTGAAGTGAGCCTCACGTTCCTGATACAACGCAATTTCAACATTCATATCTACTTCACGCTTTGATACGTTAGATTGTTTCTCTTGCATAAGTTTCAAAATAGTTTCAGGCTTTTTAGCCTTCCTATTTAACGTGTAATATCCGCTGTAAAATCCTGTAAGGACAGCCAGAGTACTTTCATCTTTCATCTTTATTTGATGACCTCTAATACAACAAAGGAACATCCATAAAGGCATGTCGAGGATTTCTTCTGGCTGTAACCCTATTGAATATCCAACTTCAAAAATTTCTAGGAACGTTATTCCTCGTTCATCTCGGCTGCTTTCTGCTTCCGAGCTTCCTTTTTTTTAGCAATTTCATCAGAAGAAAGCCCCTTATACATGATACCCTCGATGATGCCCTGAATGATCTCCATGATATCATTCAGATTGATGTTGTCAAGACAGTAATCACGGAACTCAGGCCACTGCATTGCCTTACTAGGATTTTCAAAAGAAGCTGTACCAGGATTAGCCATTTCAAAAGCCACCCAAATCAGCTGGATTTGCTTTTCGATGGGCATGTCAGCCATACCATCAAAAAGCTGCATATAAGGTTTATGGTTGTTAACTTCCTGAAACTTGAAAGCTACGCGAAGCTTGTCACTGAGCTGATATTCGTTATCGTTCAAAATAATAGTGGTCATTGGTAATCCTCCTTTATTAGTTCCTCTCCGGCAGAGCGCCTTGAGACGCCCCACCGGAAAGGAGGAACCGCGGTAACGTTGCAACAATGGGATGGTGTACACGGATTACGTGCTTAGCCTCCTGAAGGAAGCGTAAGAGTTACAGCGCCAGAACCTGCCATTGATGCAGAGAGGTTAATCTTGTCATCAGGGGCTGCATCAATTGAGATAGACTGAACATAACCAGTACCTTCGAAGTAAGTGGTTGCGTTCAAATAAATCCCGAGAGTCAGGGCGGTACCATTGGAATAAGCGTTATACAGCTCTTCTTGAGTACCACCAGTTGCAAAAGCGACTGTGCCATCTACATCAAGAGACCAGTCCTTAATTGCAGGAACCTTCTCTTTGAACTGAGCACCGAACTGCAGAATCTCGATGATATCCTTATCGAGGTTCAAAGTGCACCCTGAGATATAAGCCAGGTTTTTCGCCTGTACGCCCGTGCCAATTTTTACAAGGGCCGTTAAACCAGTAAAAGGGGCTTCAGCTGCCATTTGTCATTCTCCTTTCTAAAGTGAACCCTGTCCAACACAACGATACGTAAGTAGATATTCCATCTGACCTAAAGGATTACGCCCGAGAGTAGTGAGATCACCTATCCGATATAAAGATATACCGTGAGTATTTGCAATCTCCTGGGCATGCGTGGCAAAATAATCTCTTAAATCCTTTGCGGCATTGACGGACGAATTTCCCGTTTCACTACGAATAGTTATTTGGAAATAGGGGGAATCAAGTGCTAGATTTGTTGTTCCAAAGTAAAGTAAGGAAGTTGTACCATCCACTACATTCACTAGAACAGCATTCTTATCCTTGGAAGTCAAAGAACCTTCTCTTAGAACAAATTGCGGATAGTTCAGATTTAAGAACGTTGCAATCAGCTCATAAAAAGTATCGAGCATTTCTATCACTCCCTATATCTACTTAATTTTCGTTGCGCATTGGAGATATATTGTGGGATGAATTCCTCAAGTGCTTTTGCTACGAACTTAGCTTCACCTTTGATTGGGTGATTGAACTCTGTATTCTCGTGCTGTATTGGGGCGTAATTATACCCGTTAGATATTGCAACTGCGCCCGCGACGATGCCTGGCTTCCTTTTGTTATCGGAGCGCCTTGCGTAAGTACCAGATTCCAATCTACCAGTTTTATAAGGTGCCAACTGTTTTGCACGAGCTTGCACTTGTGCCGCCAGTGTATCAAGGTCCACTGTTTGGATCTCGTCACACTTTCTAAGAAAAGCTGTAAGATTGCCCAGACACTTTTTAACATCTGCTGAATTGCTTACACCTATCTTCATTCTGTGTAGCTCCAATATAATGGAATTTTTCCCCCTAGTAAACTAGGAGCGTCTACAGCAACTACTCTGTGGCCATCTATCAGATCCCCTACAGCAACCTCTACGCCTGTAGTGTATAAAGATTTTGCATATGCAAGAGTTCCGTCAGTGCGTTGTATCTCTTGTGCTACAAGTTCCTTTCTACACTTAATGAGTTTAGGATCACTGTATGTTGGATCTCCATAGCGCTCTTCGCTAGGCGCTTCTAAAAGCTTTCTATGTGTTGCAGAAACGTTAAGATAGTATTCAAACAATTGGAAACACCGTCCTAACAAAAGTTTTTAGAAGTTGCACAGCTTTTGGAGCGACCGTGGAATCCAAGGATCCATTGATGCTACTACTTCCACCGCCTAAGGTAGAGCTACTACTTCCACCGTATGTCTCTGAAAGTTTGCCAATAGTGAAACTAGTGACACCTTGACGTTGCAAGGCTGCGCGCATGTCAGCGTCGCTTGATCCTCCGCTACTTCCTGTGCCTCCAGTGTTGATTGCAAATGCAACCTGCTCTGCTTGAGCCCACTTCAGTAATGAAGTAGCTTGGATAATCTCACCATTACACAGCAGCCTAGGAAAGATACAATACGGTGGCTTCTCGTATTCAGAAGGAGCAGTTGGAGCAGTCGAAGCAGTCGGAGCAGCTGCAGGAAAATAAACACCAATGAAGGGAAGAATGTTTAGTTGCAACGAAGCATTTGCTAAACAAATTGTCTGGTAATCTTCTGGGAGAGCTTTGAAAGAGGTGTAGGCAATGCTCTCTTCACCATACATATTAAGCAGGTAATCCAGTACATCTGTGGATGTGGTATATCCGACAGTCATTACATACACCCCCCTCTATAAGATTAATTAGTTAGCGGACATAGAGCCGATGATCGTAGTACCGAGCTCAGGATACAACGGAGCGTAGTTGTAAAGGATATCCATCGAAATGGTTTCCTTCTTGTACTTCATGTCGTAGCCACGGACAACGCGCAGTGACAGCCCGTTGTAGGAAGTGACATAACTCTCAACTCCCTTAGGCGCAACCAGCGGACGAGTAACGAAAGCGAAGCACTGAGGATGGAAAGCCATGTTTGCCTGATACTCACCAGAAGCGATAGTAACAGGAGTGTTAGCGGCGAACTCGGGATGAGCAGGAGTATCAGAACCATCGATGGGAAGGAACGGAGCTACCTTAAGACCAGTCATAGCATTGGACGCAGCAGTAACGTTAGTGGCGTTAAGCACGTAGTAGTTAGTGCCTCCAATGTTAATGATGTCACCCTTCTTCAGGCTGCCAGTCAGAGTAGTTCCGGTAAGACCAACTACAGCGTTCGCAGCGGAAGTAGTAGTGACCTTAACGCCTTCGGCAGCAGTGATGCCCTCAGCGTTACTAAGAGAAGCAACAGCCTGCGACATGTAGTTGTCAAAGCCGTAGATCCGACCAATCGAACCATTACGAAGAGCTTCAACCGAGCCAGATTTCTCAGCGTTGACAATCGACGGAATAGTAGTAAACTGGGCGTCAGCTTCAGGAGACCACACAGCATTCCGAGGAGTCATCGGGGCTTTCTGCTTGTTAAGCGCAAGACGCGCAGCAGCGATATCAGCGAGGCTATTCGGGGTAGTCCCAGGAATACCTACGGTAGAAGCGGTATAGGGGAACAGCTCCAGGCCTTCGCGGTTGATTTTTTCAGCGAGAGCAACAGTAGCCGGCTCAATGAACTGGCGGTTCCAGTCGTTGATATTGAGGGCCCCCTGCAGTGCAGTAAGATCAACGTCAACAGTCGCGATCTTATTAAGCGTAACAGGTACACTATCCTCGTTGATATCCTGATAGGTAACACCAGTAGACTGATCAAAGTCCTTAGCCTCAAGAACAACAGGTTTACGTACCTGGATAGTGTCCCCGAGCTTTGCCTCAAACGTACTCGACAGATCCCGGTAGCACAGGTTGGGCATCACGAGATTCTCAATCAACCGAGGAAGAGCATATCTCGCGATCATTTTCAAAGTGATAAAAGAATGCGCCATTTTCAATCTCTCCTTTAATTAATGTTACTTTTTCTGACTTGCTAGGAAGGCATAAAATTCAGCATCAGAAAGCTTATCCAGATCTCCACCGCCGGTACCGCCACCTGCACCAGAACCGCCCGCGCCAAGAT